GCCATGGTTTTCTCCTTTATGGCCAGTGTACCATGAACTGAATGAATAACACAAGCCCCAAAGAAAAGGGGGCCGAAGCCCCCTGTTTCTGATACGTTTAGTATCAAGAAGAGCCCGAAGAGCCCCACATGCCAAGTGGATCGCTCCAGCCGAAGCTGTAGCGCTCACGAGCCTTATAGCGAACGTTCCCTGTATCGAAGTCACCATCCATGGAATTCTGAAGCGGTGTGCGCACAAAGTGCTTCATACCGTTCGGAACGTCAGTGGTCAGGAACCAAGCGTTGGGGTCGGTCAAGAAGTGGTTAACTGTGTAACCTTCCGGAACCGCGCCCATGTTCTTGATAGCGTTGATGTCGTTGTCATTGGTACCGACACGGAGTTCGGTCTCAAGCAGACGGTCAGCAACGAACATGAGGGCCGGGGGCACAATCATCTTCTTGGGACGAGCCGCAATCAGCAGGCCACGTTCGTCTGTCCAAGCAGCGATCTGAATAACGGCGGCTTCCAAAGAAGTCTCGTTCAGGTCAACTTGCACAGCGGGTGTGTTGCTGTTGGTGCCACCAGAAACCAAGGGATGCGCTGTGCTGAACAGAGCTTGACCGTCGCCACCGGGGTAGCTAGAGGAGAAGCCGTTGTTCAAAACGGTAGCAGCCTTGACTTGCTTGGTGTAAGCCATAGCACGAGCCAGAGCCTTGGTGTAGCGAGCAGACAAGCTGTCGTACAAGTTATCTTCGATCGCCTCTTCAGTGATCGAGAAACCCAAAGCGATGGTTTCGTGCGTATAGCGGGTAGACCATGCTTCCTGAGCGTTGTCGTACGCGATGGCAGAACCTTCGTTCTTCACCGGTGCGGCAGAGAAGCCAGAGAGCTTGGTTTCTTCTTCAAACGAACGCTCAGAAGTCTCGGTTTCGTAGATTTCTTTGTGTTCTTCGCCGTAACGAGCATACTCAAGACCGAACAAGGCGTTCAGACCGGGGAGCAACTCTTTCAGCAGTTGTGCGCGTGAAATAGCCATGTTTTACTCCTTAGACGCCAACGGGGTTGAGATACTGGTGTCCGCCGGTAACAACGCTGGTAGTGCTGTTGTCAGAGACGACGTACGGTGCGTTCCACTTCACGATAACTTCGCAGAAGTTGCCAGAAGAGTTAGCAGTATCAGGGACCACGTCAATGACGCGGAGGGGGAGGCTAGCAGTGGTGGTAGCACCAGCAGCGCTGTACACACCAATCTTAGAGTCACCGGTAATAGTAGAGCCGGTATTTTGTACCATCTCCACGTTGGTGCCAATGATAGTGCGACCCAAGAAAGCCACGGTCAGGCCGTTGCCGTCTTCGGTTTGACCAGCAACCAAAGCAACTTTGAACAGTTGGTCTGGATCATCAGCCACGTAAGCGGTGATGGATGTGCCAGTCGGCGCGGTGGTGTTAGCAGGGAAATACTGTGCGAACACAGTCTGACCTTGCGCGTTGACATAAGAACAGCCAAGGAAGACACCGCAAGGGGTGGCAGTCGCTTGACCAGTATCTTTTTCGATGGTACCGGTGGAAACCAGCTTAACAACGTCACCGTTGAAGATCGAAGTGTTGTAGCCACTTGCAATGTTCAAGAGACGAGTCGCGCCAGCAAACACCTGACCGCCGATCAGATTGATCGGCTTAAGCCCGTAGGGGGCTGAGACGGTTGGGTATGCCATTTAAGGACTCCAAAGATTTATGAACCAGAACCAAAGGACACCTTGCTGGACTTCTCTGAGAACAGAGGCATCCGGGCGTCGCTTTGACGAAGGAAACTGTTGTCCACCGACTCCACCTGAGCCTTGTTCTGGTTCTCATAGTGCTGAGAACGCTGATCCATGAACTCTTCGGGAATGCGACAGAGCAACAAACCACCTACCTCGATGTTTCCTTTGAAACGACCTTCGGTAGCGGCGTGCAACATGAGTTCGGGATAGTCCTCTGCTTTGCAGGGCTCGTATCCTTCACGCAATTTGGACGAGATATTAGATGGATCAGAGTTACCCAAGATGCTGATTCGCACCCAACGGTGCTTCCAGCCCGCACGTGGATCAGGAGTCGGAAGAACGTCCGGAGCACGCCACGCCGTGGGGCGGTACGTGGTAGTACGATTTTCCAATTCACGAGCCAGTCGGTTCTGACGGCCTTGCGGCTGAGTTTGAGTGTTTTGATCCATGATTAATTCCTATCCAATTTGGCAACCTGTTTAGCGTATTCTTCTAGCGGGACACCGAGGCGACGGGCTATGTTCGCTTCGGATGCCTTCAGTCGAACACGACTTGGCGGGGTGCTACGTGAGGCCGGAGCCACAACAGTAGCGGGTTTTGATGCACGGCGGGGAGGTTCTTCCTCATCTGCCGGTTCAGCTCTTTTCTTTGGAGGCGGCTCGTCATCCTCGTTGCTCTGAGTTTCACCAAAAAACTCAGGAAAACGTTTGCGCATTGTTTTGTCGATTGTACGGAAATACTCTTCCGAACCAACATATTCCGAACCATACTGCTTAGCAAGTTTCTTGTCAAGACCCATTGCGGCAGCGGTCATTTCGTCGTCAACCCCCCACCAGTCAGAGTTCTGCTCGACCCACTGCTGGGTACGGCGGCTCAAGACGGGACGCTGGGTTTGTTGCTGTTGGGGGGCTTGGAACCGCTCCTCATCCACCTCGACCGGCTTC